CGAGCGGCCACCCGTCGAGCCATGACGTGATCTCGGTGACGGGCTCGATCAGTCCGGACGCGAAAATATCATCAATAATATTCATGCGTTCAGATCCTCCAGCGCGATGTCTTGCAACCTAGAGGGCCAGCGTTCACTGATCGCCAACAGGGTCGTGGGCACTGCGTTGTTGAGGTCCATCAGGGTGTTCCCCACGGCCTGCTGGTCGCTGTTTGGCATGGCGGTGTGGACCAGCTCGATGATGTCCACCAGCGCCGAGTCCTCGCGTCCTGAGAAGCGGCGACGACGCCTAGACCGGGCACTCACCCAAGCCGCCTCCATCGACGGGCACGACGGACGGATACGCACCGGAGAACGATCCCCCAGCATGTCGGCCAGCCGTGAAGCGGACCCCGCCTCCACGTTGTGAATCAGCGTGATGGTGGAGACTGGTGCCAGCTCGAAGCCATCAATGATGACGGGATACCGGCTGTCGGAGATCTCCAACAGCTTCCCGGCCCGCTCGTGTGTGAGGTCTAGCCACGACTGGATGGTGACCGGGACACCTCCACCTCTCAAGGGGTCGCCAACCAGAGAGAACACAGAGGGGACAGTGACCACTTTCTCGATGGTGGGGAAGATCCCCTCCCTGTGGACCTCGGCAACGATCCGGAGAGGCTCATTCAGTGGCGCCTCGTGGTCAACCACGACGGTCGAGTCCTCGGCTATGCGACGGTTCCAGCCTCGAAGGATGTAGCTGCCACGGGAATGGATCACTGTGATCGTGGCCGGGAAGCCTTCGTCAGCGGAGTAGATACCGAGCCGGAACCGGATCGTTCCCTCATTGACGTTGATGTCTGAGATGTTCGGCATGGTCAGGCTCCTGTTTTGCTGTTGCGGAGCTCCGCACGCACCACACGCCGAATATCTCCCTCATCGAGTGAAACGTGGACCTGGGCAGGCTCACGAGACTCCATAGCCGCAATCAGACGCTCGAAGATTGCATCCACATCAGACTGAGACCTGGAGCTGGAGGACTTCCCCACCACCTGCGCAGCCAAATCCAACGACTGGCGGTGCGGGATCACCGTCTCCCCACCCGCACCGTGGATCAGCTCGGGACCATCCTCCCCGGCCCACCACAACCCCTTGCGTGCATTGCGCACCCCAGAGGCGTACCCGCCCAACCTGGACGACGACCGATCAATCTGGCCAACCTTGTCGCCACGACCCATCAGCTTGTCGAGCATCCAATCCTTAGCTGACAACACCGCATCAAGGAGGAAACCGGTTTTGATCATCCCGCCCCACGGCCCCGTCAGCGTTTTCTTGATACCGGAGATGATTCCGGCGATCTTCCCCGGCAGGGCCAGTAACGATGCCGCACCCGGATCGGTCGCACCCGGCGACTGGGAGCCGGTCAGCAACCCGAACGTGTACGCCCGGTTACGGGCCTGCCCAAACCTGGCGATCGCCGCCTCGATGTGGAGGTGATTGCCCGTCGAGTTACCGGTGGTCCCGATACCACCCAACCGCTGCCCACGGCCCACAGACTGCCCCGGGCTGACACCAATGCTTGAGTGGTGCCCGTAGACCCAGCGCTGCCCGTGGAGGTCGTTCAGGAAAACTGCCTTACCGAAGCCTCGGCCGTAGCCGGTGTGACCGACCCGGCCAGACTGCACAGCGTAGGTGGGTGTCCCCGCCGGCGCCGGGATGTCGATACCGGAGTGCCCCCCGTAGTTCGGTGTCAGGCGCCTGGTGGTCGTGGGCCACACGTACCCGCCCTTCTCGTACCCCGGACGCTGACCCTCAAGGATGATCCTCTTCCAGTCCTCGACTCCCCGCGGACCGCCCATCTTCTCCGTCTCAGGAGCGGTCAGGACGTACTCCCGGCCGTGGACGTCGCCGGCTTTCTTTGTCCGTGATCCCCAGCCGGTGTGGCCACCACCCTCGTACCCCTTGATAGGTGTCACCCGCCCCGGCTCTTCCACCCCGGGGATCATGCCGATCACCTTCCTGAGCCCGTCATTCCACACCGTGTTGATGACGAAGTTGATCGGCACGGCAGCAGCCGCCTTCACTTCTATGAACGCATCAGAGATGCCATCCTTCGCCGCCTCGAAGGCACCAACGATCTTGTCCCTGAGGGGATTCACCACCCCCATCACTTCATCGCGGACACCCTCCCAGGCGGTCTTTGCGGTGTTCTTGATCGTCGTCCACACACTCCCGAGCCAGTCACGCACCCCACCCACAACCCGCTCGATCAGGCGGCGCGTGCCATCCCAGGCAACCCGGAAGGTCTCCTTGACTGCCTCCCACGCACCAGCCCAGTCACCATTGATCAAGGCCGTCACCGTCTTGATGACACCCTTGATGACACCCAAGGCGGTCTCGGTGTAGATCTTGATGCTGTCCCAGATCGTGCTCAGGACGATCTTCATTCCATTGAAGGCCCCACCGATGTAGGCCATCAGTGGGGGTCCGATCTTGTCCCACGCCAACTGCACAGCGGCCCACAGCACCGACCAGGCGGCACCGATGAAACCGAAGGTGGGTTTCAAATTGGTCTCCCACAACCACGACGCCACCTGTGCGATGCGCTCCATCACAGCCGAGAACAGCTCACCGAAAGCCGAGAACACGGGCGCAAGATGAGTGTTGTACCAGTCGGCGGCGTCCTTCGCTGCGGACTTGATGCCGTCCCACACCGCTGCCAGGACTGGCATCAGGTCGTTCTGGAACCAGTCAGCCACCACAGCGGCCGCATCCTTGACCTTGGCCCAGCCCTCGGTGAGGGCAGGCTGAGCCGTCGTAGTCCACCAATCCACCACGGCAGCGGCAGCGCTCTTGATACCCGCCCACGCCTTCTCCACGATTGTGCGGCCAAGCTCAGTCTGGGTGAAGAACCACACCAGGCCGGCCACCAACAACGCGATCCCGGCGACGATGAGTCCGACAGGGGTGGCGATCGCTGCGATGCCTGCCACCAGCTTTGGGGCCACAGTCAGGACAGCCCCCATACCGGTGGCCATCTTCCCCACCACGATCAGAAAGGGGCCGGCTGCCACAGCAACGATGGCCACCACACCGGCCAGCTTCTTCGCCTGCGGGGACAACTCCCCCCACCACTCCACAAGACGCTTCACCCCGTCGACGGCTTTCCCGAAACCGTCCGCGACCGACTGGCCGATCTCCTTCGCCTTTGCCGAGAACTCGTCAGAGCGAAACAGCTCTGTAGCACCCTTGAAGGACTCCTTGATCTGAGGGAACACCTCACCCAACACGAGCGCGCCCAGATTCGAGAAGGCGGTCTTGAAGTTCGCAACCATGCCCTCAGCGCTGTCACCGGAGGCCTGCGCAGCCCCGGCCACGTTCTTCTCCAGGATGTCCTTGAACTGGGTCGAGGAGACCTTCCCGTCGGAGACCATCTTCTGGATCTCCTCACCCGTCTTGCCAAACGCATCCTGCAGCATCGGCATCACAAACAAGCCGTTTTCGGCCATCTGTGTCATGACTTCGCCGGTCAATTTCCCGTTGCCCTCGACCTTCATCATCATCCGAGACATGCCAGAGAAGTCCGCCGTGGATCTGGTTGTTGCATCAGCGACAAGACGGATCTGCTCTTCAAGGTCCTTACCTGGCTTGATACCGGTAGAGAGGAAACCGGCAGCCTGCGCACCAGCCTCTTGCAGAGTGAAAGCGCTACCCTCCAGTGCGTTCAGAACGTCCTCGTTGATGACTTTCGCGGCGTCGACGCCTTCGAGCTTCATGGCCTCGATTTGCAGCTTTGCACTGTCGAGGCCCTTGAGCCTGCCCCAGCCGGTCGCCAGCGCGATCCCGGCGACGGCGGAGACGGCACCCACTGCGGGGGCGGTGATGTACTTCGTGAGCCCTCCACCGAAGTTCGAAACCTTCGTCCCGGCGCCCTTGAGGCTGTCTCCAATGTTGGACATGCGGCCCAGCGCGTTCTCTAAGCCGGGGGAAGTGGCTGCTGTGCGCACGTCATCGAGCGATGACTTTGCCATCTTCGCTTTCTTTTGGAAGTCGGCAACCTCACCGAGGAACTTGATACTGAAAGTACGAACCGCCATGGTCACTGACCCCTATCAATCATGCTTTGGTCTTCTAGCACCCGCTCAAGGGCTTCCATCCATTCCTTGACCATGCGCTGCTCGTCATCACGGATCTGCGGCCAGAACCAATAGCCCTTGCGTCCACGGTGGGGACGGAACTGGCGTGTGGACTTGCGCATCCCGCCACCGAACTCAGCACCGAAGAACACATCCCCGGCGCGCGGGCGGTTGTCTGCCCTCTTGGTGAACTGCCCCAAAGCGTTTCGGCCCTGTGCGCCCTTACTTCCGATGCTGAGCTTCTTTGCACCACCG